ACAGGTAGAATAAAAGTCCCTATTCGCTATCTCTCATTAGGAGGACGAAAATGAATAGTCAAGCAACCGATAACAATATAAGTCGCTGCAAGTGTGGCAGCTGGATATACGCAGGTAACTCCTGCGGAGTATGCGGATCTGGAGGAAAGGTCTTCGCATAGTAAATAAGGCAAAAGTCCTTTTAACAGCCTTTACGGTAGGACTTTTGCACGTTGCAGGCGCTCAGGCAGCTCAAGCTCCAACAAGAGCCGTACATATACAAATGTCTCCCAGGGCCTATAGCCAGGTAGCTATAGCTCGCCAGTGGAGAGATAGAGCCCACCAGTACGCCTGCCTTAATCAGCTCTGGACCCACGAAAGTCACTGGAACCCAAAAGCTGCTAATCACAGCTCTACGGCCTATGGCATTCCTCAATTTTTAGACTCTACCTGGAGTAACTACAATTACCCAGTACGGCCTAAAGATCCGATAGTTCAAATAACCGCTGGACTGCGTTATATAACAAAACGTTACGGATCACCCTGTCAGGCCTGGTCTTTTTGGAAAACGAGGTATTGGTATTAAATGAGCTGGATAACACCTGTAGCTCCTAGCTGGGAGCCAATAGATACACGTCCTGGACGCGATCCATTCGAGGACGACGACGAAGAGGAATGATCAACGCAGCTGTCGTTGATTTAGTAATAGCTCGAGCTGCTGGCTACTGCGAAACGTGTGGTGGCCCAGCTCTTGAGTCAATGGCACTGCACCACAGAAAGCTCAAGTCAAGAGGTGGGAAAGACACACCGTCTAACTTGATCTGGATACACCACAGCTGTCACAACCTGGCAACGGACAGCATTCACCTAGCGCCTAAAGCAGCTACAGCTAAAGGCTATATGGTCAGCAGTTGGCAAGATCCAGCACAAACGCCTATGCTTACACCCGAAGGTTTAATGGTTTTATTAGCAGATGACGGCACTATTACGGAGGCAAAATGAATCAGAATCAGATTTTTATTTCAGGCAATCTCGGATCAGATCCAGAGATTAAGCAAGTTAAAGATTTTCAGCTATGTACATTTTCACTAGCTCATACTCCCTGGAGTAAAACAAAAGGCGACGGCGAGACAATCTGGTTTCGTGTCAATATCTGGGGCAGTCAAGGTGACGCTATAGCTCGTGAGCTACGTAAAGGCGACTCTGTAAGTATCGTCGGTAAGTTTGGCGTCTCCAAGTACACAGCCAAAGACGGCACCGAAAAGTCAGCTAACGAGATCACGGCTAGCGACGTCTCAATCAACATTAAGTCAGCTCGTACAACCGATAGTTATGGAAAAGTAGCTAGTATCCAGGACGTCCCTGGGTGGTAAAACTTAAAAAAACTGAATGGTGGAGCTGCGATCAGGTAACTGATTATCTAGGCGTCACCCTCAATAACCTGCGCCAGCTTCAACACAGGCAGCGAATAGTCTGGAAAAAGCGTGAGGGACGCAAGGTCTATTACCTAGCTGAGGAAGTCAAAGCCTACGATCGCAAGCGAAAAGAGAGTAATCACGGCTAAACTTTTAGCGTGTCTCTTGTTATCACCGAAGAAGTCTCTATAGCTGAGCTAGATGAGGCTATTTCCAATATGTACACGCAGCTGAAAACTGACGTGTATGGCAACCGTATGGACTGGCGCAAAAGACAGCTTCTCGAAAGCAGCATAGATGATCTCCTGGACGCGAGATTAGAAGCTATGCAAAAGCTTCACGCTTAGACCACCTGTAATAATTACAGTAGAGTTACGTTTATGTCTGACACTAACATTCCAGCACAAACTATAGCCAAACGTGCTAAAAAGGTTAAAAAGGACATATCGGTCTTACAACGTGAGTATGAAGTAGTAAAGCTACGGACAGCTGGTAAGACTTATCAGGAAATAGCTGAAACCCTGGGATATGCCAATCACACAGGAGCTAGAGAAGCCTGGCTCAGAGCTGTAGAGCGCGTACCTGTTGAGTCTGTCAATGAATACCGACAGATCCACTTGCAACGCTTAGAAGCTACGGTCAATATCTTGTGGCCTTTAGTAGAAGCTGGCAACTTACAAGCTTTCCCACACTTTATGGCAGCTCTCAAAGAAGAAGCTGCGCTATTGGGACTTTATGCACCAAAGGAATCTAAGGTGGAGGTGACAACTTATGATGGAACTGTTTTACGAGAACGAGCTCAACAAATTATCCGAATCCTTGAATCTCACAGCGATACGCAGGGGGGAATGGGTCAAGCTAGCAGCGAGAGCTGAGCAGCTTCCAGACGAAGGTGACTGGTCTACCTGGCTCTATCTAGCTGGACGTGGAGCTGGTAAAACACGTATGGCAGCTGAATGGTTAGCTTGGCAAGCAGCTACAAATGATCACACACGCTGGGCGATCGTAGCTCCTACTTTTGGCGACGTGAGAGACGTGTGCGCTGAGGGAAACTCAGGGATTATTGGCATACTGCGTGAATATGACGTTTTAGAGGACTACAACCGTACCTACGGGCATATAAAACTGCGTAATGGGTCTTTGATACGACTCTTCTCAGCTGACGAGCCTAATCGCCTCAGAGGGCCTCAATTTCACGGCGCCTGGTGTGACGAGCTCAGCTCCTGGAGATACTCAGACACCTGGGACCAGTTGCAGTTTGGCCTACGCCTGGGAGATCACCCACGTACGGTAGTAACGACAACGCCTAAGCCTGTATCGCTTGTACGCAACTTAGTCTCTAGAAATGACGGATCTGTCAAGGTAGTTCGAGGCTCAACTTTTGATAATGCAGCTAATTTAGCTCCTCAAGCTTTGATCGAGCTGCAGCTGAGATATAACGGCACCAGGTTAGGACGCCAGGAGCTATACGGTGAGCTGCTAGAAGATATCGAAGGCGCACTATGGACTCGCAAGATGATCGACGACGCCAAAGTAAAAGAAGCTCCTAATCTGACCAGGATCTGCGTAGCTATCGACCCAGCTGTTACCTCAGGCGAGGACTCAGACGAAACAGGAATGATCGTAGCTGGCGTATCTATGGACGGACAGTATTACGTTCTATATGACGGAACTCTAAGAGCTTCCCCCGACGGCTGGGCCAGGAGAGCTGTAGAGCTGTATCACGAATACAAAGCTAATCGAATAGTGGCTGAAAAAAATAATGGTGGAGATATGGTGGGATCTGTTATTCACCACGTAGATCCGACAGTGCCAATTAAGTTAGTGACAGCTACCAGAGGTAAGCAGATTAGAGCTGAGCCAGTATCTGCGTTATACGAACAAGGCAAAGTTCACCACGTAGGAGGTTTTGATCAGCTTGAAGATCAAATGGTCAGCTGGACTCCAGACTCAGGTATTTCACCCGACAGAATGGACGCTTTAGTTTGGGCAATTACAGAATTATCTGCAGCTTCTCCAGCTATGCAGTATTTAGCTAGCAAAGTTGATTTCTGTCCTAATTGCAGAATGCCTTCACCAAAGGGAACAAACGTGTGTCCTAAGTGTCAAACCGCTATCATTACACCTAGCCTGTAATACAAGGGGCGCTAACTTAGGAGAGACACGTGGGTCTAATTGACCGTCTAGCAAAAGCAGTAGCAGATCAAATCGAAAAGGCAGCACCTAACCTTCCAGCTGGAGCAGTCACTATGACTGAACAGCAAATGCAGCAAGCTTCGATTAACAATAGCTACACAACTAAGCCTCTCCCACGTAATCCTGCTTTTGGAAATGTACCTTTTGCACCAGGTCTACCAATTACTCCTGGAGCAATTAACCCAGTAGGCGATAACGGACGCGCTGATCCACGTCGTTATGAATACCAGGTAGCTCAAAATATCAACGTAGCTACAGAGCAGAAGCTCGTACCTTTTAAGACCCTACGTGGCGCAGCTGAACAGATTGACATAGTTCGCCGTTGTATTGAAGTGCTCAAATCAAAGATCACAGGAATTGACTGGGATATCGTTATTGCTGAGGACGCCTCAGAAAAGATTATTTCTGAAATCGGTGGAGATCACGTAAGAGCTATGGCTCAAGCTCGTGACAAGTTCGCAGATGAGATTTATCGTTGTCGTACATTCTGGGAAAACCCAGATAAGGCTAACGGCTACACCTTTATTGACTGGCTAATGGTTTCACTTGAAGAGATCCTGGTACTAGACGCCTGGGCTATCTGGCCTCAACGCACAGTCGGTGGAGATCTTTACGGACTACAAGTATTAGACGGATCAACAATTAAGCCACTTTTAGACGATCGTGGAATGCGTCCTATAGCGCCTAACGCTGCTTATCAACAGATCCTTTACGGTTTCCCTCGCAGCGAGTTCACAGCTCAAAACGATAACCCAGAAGCTGATGGCGAGTTCACAGCTGACGAGCTTGCTTATCTAATTCGCAACCGTAGAGCTATGAGCGTTTATGGAAACTCACCTGTCGAGCGCTGCCTACCTGTAGCTGATCTTTACCTACGTAGACAACAATGGCTTAGAGCTGAATGGACAGATGGCGTATTGCCAGAGCTTATGTTTAAGGTAGATCCTGATTTTGGTAATGATCCAATTCTTCTACGCCAGCTTGAAAACTCACTCAATGACGATTTAGCTGGACAGACTGAACAGCGCAAGAGAGCTCGTGTTCTCCCAGCTGGTTTTGATCCAGTTCAATTCGACGGATACGGCGAGAAGTTTAAGGAAATCTTAGACACGTACCTCGTTACTAGTATCTGCGGACATTTCGGAGTTATGCCTACTGAGATCGGCTTCTCTGGACACGGTGGATTAGGAAACTCTGGACACCAGATGGGCGAACAGCAATCAGCTCAACAAATCGGCGTAGGCCCACTTGTTACCTGGTTATCTAAAATGCTCACAAACCTCAGCTACAGCTACCTCGGTATGCCACGCGAGCTTGAGTTTAAGTTTATGATCGACGAAGGACGCGATAACGAGTCAGAAGCTAAGAGAGCTGATATCGAGCTTCGTGGAGCTACTCGCACAATCAACGAGCGTCGCTCAGAGCTCGGACTTCCATTATTAGACACACCTGCAGCTGATCAACCTATGCTCGTAGCTGGTCAATCTGTCTTTATCTTCTCACCAGACGGCATAATCAACGCTACAACGGCCACAGGACAGCCTCCAAGCCTCGATAATGCTGAGAGTAATCCAATCGCACCAGTCCAGGATAAACCTGCCCCTGTAGCGCCTGTAGCGCCTATTCCAGGGGAAGAAGCTAAGCCTGGAGAAGAAAAGCCTGCAGCTGAAACACCAGCTCCTAAAGTTGAGCCAGGTAATGTCAAGTTTGTTGAAGAGGATCTACTCAAGGCTGGCGTACCGTCAAAAGCTGAGGTTAAAGCTGGACTATCTCGTTTAGCTATCTTGCCTAATGCAGCTGGCGATCACCCTACCTCTGACAACCCAGAAGAATTAGCTGACACGGTAGCTTCACCCTGGCCTGTAGTTGAAACCCAGGACGGCGACTATCCAGTAAATCCTGACGTTTGGGAGCAAGCTCAATTAACCCTGGTCAATCTTAAAGAGCTGTACGGAACAGACACACAGCTTGATCGCTCTAACGTAGCTGATCATATTGAAGCTATGGGTCAAGCTCTTACTCCTTACCGTAGCTACGCGCTTGTGTATGACGACGGCAAAAAAAATATAATCGTAGATGGACACCACAGACTCTTTGCTATGTGGCTACTCGGTATGGACACAGCTCCAGTCTGGCTAGGCACAGCTGATATGGGTAAGGCTGTATCTAATGAAGCTCGCGCATTCCTCAAGTGGGCTAAAAAGGGTCACGCTGACCGTAGAGACTTTGTGTTTAAGTATTTAGATCCGATCGTAGGAGAAGCTCTGAACAGGTGTGCTTTTGATAATGACCTGGACACAGCTAAATCCCTGGTGAAGGCCTATCTGCTATGAGCGTAGGCGCACGTCAAGCTAGTGCGCGTATAGCAGCTAAGAGTGCAGTCAAGATCCGCGCAGCTTTAGCTGGCAGTATTGACGCTAGACGTGTCTATACGCAATATATGGACACTCAGCCACCTATTACGGCTAATCCAGCTCAGGATCGCGCTCGCGCTCGCGCGTGGGCTATGAACAATGTCAAGCTAGATCTGGCAGCTTACAAAAAGGTTTTGCGGACTCACTACGGCAATATGTATGTTTTGGGACAGGTTGAAGCTCTTGAAAATATGGCTCAAGCTGCAAAAGCTCAAAAGGGTCCAGTAGCTACAGCTACCAGCAAGCCTAAAACTAACGCTCAAGGTATGCCTATCTTTGATCCTAGCTTTACGATCAACTGGGACGCCTGGACGCCAGGTAATGAAGCAGCTGCAGCTTTATTAGATGAGCCAGGTGGACTTAAAGATCTCTTGGGTGAAATAGATATCCAAGCTCGAGGCATAGCTGACTACAGCCACGATCTTTTAGGCAGAGCTCTAGCTGACGGTATAGCTAGGGGCGACACGCCAGTAACTATCGCTAATGAGATTCGAGACAGCCTCTCAGCTCCTGAACGAGCTCTAACTATCGCTATCACAGAGGGCCAGCGAGCTAAGATCTCAGCTAACCTGGACAGCTACCAGGCTAACAATGTTGAACAGATCGAATGGACCGTAAATGATCCAGAGGACGCTGACTGCCTGGACAATGACGGGGAAATCGTCAATCTGGGAGATCAGTTCCCTAGCGGAGATACACAGCCTCCAGTACACCCTAATTGCCAGTGTGACGTAATCCCAGTAATGCCTGATCTATCTGGCACACCTGAATACACAGATGAGCCTGTAGATGAAGGTGACGACAGCGAGATGGCTGTACGAGCTGACTTAAATAAGTACAACGAAAACCAGGAGCGTGACTCTCACGGCAGGTTCGGGTCTGGTGGGGGATCAAGCTCAACTAGCTCTGGTGGGAAATACCCTGCCCCTGCTTCTGGGGGTAATAACCTATCTCGAGGTGAAACTCTCAGACTTAACTTAAAGTCAGATCCTTTGGTGGATAAAGTTTATGCCGCTGAAAATGCCACAAGGCAGGGAGAAATGGTACGAGGCACAATGGAAAAGCCTGTTGCCCCCGTATATCCAGAAAAAGCTATTGCTGAGGCTAGGGCCAATGGATTCGGAGGTGACGCTATGCAGCTTAGATATGATTATGAAAAGGCTTATAAAAAGTATTCTAACGATTTTGATAAATATATGGTTGATTTCAAGGTAGTCAATTTACAATCAGATCTAGCTAAAAATACTTTAGACGGTACAAAAGCTGGAACTCAAGCTTACATAAATAACGTAATTGGCCAAGACTGGTTTAAGGCAGCCTATGGAGACGGTGGCGCTTTTGCAAAACCAGACATAGCTACAAAAACTGTAAAAAGCTATGCTGGTCAATATACAAGCGGTCTAAACAAAAACGAGATTTCTATAAATAATTCATATAGTAAAAACGAACCTACCATTCTTCACGAAATTGCTCATTACGCTCAAACAATTAGCGCAACTTCACAATTTCAAGGACACGGAGTAGGGTTCGCCGAAACCCACTTGCATATAACAGAAAATATGCTGGGAACTGCAGCAGCGGATAGGCTTGCTAGCTCTTATATTGAAAAGGGGGTCCCTATAAATGCAAGATAACGTCATTACTGACCCTATTCAAGATCCAGAGCTGATCCAGGAGCCTATGCACCCAGACGCTCTTAAAGCTGCAGACGCTGACCTACTCAAGTACAACCCAGACCAGGAGCGAGGCCCTGACGGTCGCTGGGTCTCAAGCGGTGGAGCAATTTCAGAAAAATATGGTCACGAAGCAGCTTCTCACGCTCAGACCCTTTATTCTCACGCCAAAGGTATTGAGCCAGCGCTAACAGCCAATATGAAAGATATGGCTAGTAAGTACGGCACAAAACTGGAAGGCCTCAAATACCGTCTGAAAAATCAAGAATCTTTAGCGCGGAAAGTCGCTACCGACGCTGAAAAAGACTATAACGGCAATACTGCAGAAGCAGCTCGCAATATAACTGACGCTAACCGATACACAATGGTCACTGATCCAGCTAACTATAGATCCTCAGCTGAGGCGGTAGCTAATGACCTTAAATCCCAGGGTTATGACGTACGTGTCAAGAATTATTGGCAAGAAGGCTCGAATTACAAAGGTGTAAATATGGCCCTCACGGATACAGCTGGCAATAAAATCGAGCTGCAATTCCACACAGCTGAGTCCCTGGCTATGAAAGAATCGACAAATCACCCTTTATACGAGAGCTATCGCAAAATGGATCAAACGACTCCAGAAGCTCAAGCTCTAAACGCTCAAATGGTGGCTAACTCAGCCACGCTCTCAACCCCACCTAACCTATCTGGGTTTGGGGTACCTAAAATCGGTAAGACACTTGATAATAAATTACAGGTGGTCTATTATCGAGAAGAAGGAGGATTATGACTACAAAATGGTTTATAGGTAAAAATGCCGAACGCGTATTCGCTGTTTATCAAGCTACCTTTAACGGCACCACTCTTACCTCAGAAAAACAGTGGCTAGTACCTAGTGGCAAATCCTGGCAAAAAACTCAACGTGTTAGCGAGTGGTATTTCGCAGGTAATGACAACGTATGGGAAGCTACAGAAAAGGAAGCTAAGAGCTACCTACCAGCTACTGCCTAAGTCCCAAGCAGACGGCGTGTGAAACCGTTACAATTTCTGTACACACGCAGATAGGACTCTAATGGCTCTGAATCATATAAACGTAACAGTGGGTACAAACCCAACCCTATTGCTGACAATGCCTAATGGCGTTGGATACGTCGCTGTACAAATCCAAAACCGCGACACAGCACCTGTCTACCTCGGTGATAGCGCAATTACTGTTGCGTCTGGTGTCAATGGAGGTCAAATCCTCGCTCCGAGTGCAACTGTGCAAATCTGGATGCACGGTAACGACTCGATTTATGCAATCTCAACTGCAGGTACAACAGCAGGCGCAGTCTGCCTCGTGTACTCAGCTTAAAACTAAATATGAGTGAAAGTATCGCAACTAGACTTAACAAGGAGAAAGCAATAATGGCAAATGATTTCGCTACCTCCTACGCGGAGATTTTTAAGTATGACAAAAACGACGACGGAACACTGACGGTCTATGGCAAGGCGACTTCTGACGACTTGGATATTGACAACCAGATCTGCGACAACGACTGGCTCTCAAAAGCGGTCCCAGAATGGTTTAAGTCTGGTGGAAACATTCGTGAGCAACACAGCTCTATTGCAGCTGGTGTCGCTACTGAGTATGAGCAAAAGGGAGACGGATTTTACGTCGAGGCAAAAATTGTAGACCCTAACTCAATTCGTAAGGTCGAGCACAAAGTATTAAAAGGTTTCTCTATTGGAATTAAAGGCCCACGCGTAATCCGCGATACAAAGGCTGCTAACGGTCGTATCGTGGACGGTCAGATCGTAGAGCTATCTCTCGTTGATAGACCTGCTAACCCTACCTGCCAGCTTGTATTAGCTAAGTCTGTCGGTGGCGAAAGCACACTTACCCAGGTTGAAGAGCTAATCGAAAAGTATTCTCCAGATCAAGAGCGCGACGAACACGGTCGTTTTGGTTCTGGTGGAGGAAGCTCCAGCGACTCTAAAGCTGTAAAAGATATGAAAGCAGCTCAAGATAAAGCTCAAAAAGGTTTGGACAATATGCGTCAAACTATGAAAGACGCGCGTTATGGTGAAGTAAAAGATCCTGTACGTTCTATTCAAGCTTCTCAAGCGTTAAACGCAGCTCAAGGTAAATTAGATGAAGCGAGAGCAGCTACAGCAGCTGGCGATCACGAAACAGCTAACGCTCGTATGGGCGACCTTAGAGAAGCTGTGTATGGCGCCTCAACACATTATGACCTTGCTATGTCATCAGGAGAAAGAAATGCTGGTGGAATGCCTATGCCAGCGACAGAAACAGGTGGCAATAGAGCAGATCAGTTTGGTTTTCAAGGTTTAGAAGTAGCCCAAGCTACTTTAGATCACGCAGACGCTTTTGCAACTCATTCAAGCGCAGGTAAGTCAGCAAGTATTGACAAGAAAACCGATTATGAGGCAATCATTCCTGAGCGCAAGGGATCACCTGCTGACAAAGATCTTTATGCAGCTGTAATTGCTGACGCTAAAGAAAAGTTCGACGTTTATCCCTCAGCTGTCGCTAACGCCTGGGTATCCCAGGAGTACAAAAAGCGCGGTGGCAAGTACAGCAATAAAGAAAAATCAACCTCAAAGGAGACACCAGTGGCTAAATCAGTCCTAGCAGAAACAATCCTAGAGCTGGTCAAGTCAGCTAAGGGAGACACAGTTAAGTTCGATCAAGCGTCTTATGACACTGCACGTCGCGCACTAGCTCAGCTCATTATTACCGAAGCTGGCGAGATGGCTGACGGTTCAGACG